GCGCCAACTGCTTGCGGGCAAGGCATCCGAAAACATCCAGGGCGCTACGAACGCATGGCGTAACGACCTCGACCAGGACGATAAAACCGTGATCCAGTCGTACACGCGCGTCGGCACCTATTTCTAATTCGATGTCCACCTTCCGCGTAGACATCCCAAATCTCCCGGCGCTCCAAAAGGCGATGGCTTCGTACCCATCTGTATCGACACCCGTTCTTCAGAGCGCCATCGTTGCCGCCCAGGCGATCCTTGCCAAGTACACGACGCCCGCCACCGTACCCGTGCTGACCGGATACCTCATGCAGAACTGGGGTTTCGCAATCGGCAATCTCCGCGCGAGCTGGTATCCCAAGGCCGCATACGCCTCTTACGTTGAGTTCGGCACCGCGCCGCACGTCATTAGAGCGGTCAACGCAAAGGTGCTCGCCAACGCAAAGACGGGCCAATTCTTTGGACCCGAAGTTCATCACCCCGGAACGAAAGCAAATCCCTTCCTCGAACGCATCATGCTCGCCGCGCAACCGGATATTACCGAGCTCTTTGTCCAAGCGCTCGATAAGATCAACGCCCAAATATCCACCCAAGCAGCATGAACTACGCAAGCACAATGAAAAAGGCCATCATCGCGGATCTTCAGTCACTTGTGACCGCTGGGACGCTTGGTTTGGTCATGTCAAACGACTATTCGAAGATCAATCCGCTCGACCAGAATATCCCGGGGACACAAACGCCGGTAGCGATCGTGTTACCACCGATGGTCTCGACATCGGCGTATGAAGACGTTGACACCAACTTGCGCGAATATACCTGGTATATCCTCATCGCCGACCTCCCGGAACACGTGAGCGCGGGCGGCGACGGGTATCTTGAGGATCTTATGGATGCCGTGCTGAACGTCTTTGACCTGGATTGCACGCTTGGGGGAACGTCCATCGGCGCAATCATGCCGGCGGTGCAGGAACCGCCCGGCATCATCAGCGGGAACAACATCTCCTACGCGACATTCTACGTGACATTCAAGGCAAAGCAGCTCGTCCCTGCCGCCGTAAAGCAGCAATAGGTATGCACATGGACACCGCTTGACCAATTGCTATGCTGAACTCATAACAACCCAACCCACAACATGATTGCCGAACCACAAAAGAATAAGATGATGGACCCGTCCGCCGATGACGCGGGCCAAGTCACCCTCAAGGCCGTGAGCGGTATCAAGAACGAGTACCACTTCCCCGGAGTTCCTCTCTACAAACCTCTCGCCGTTATCGCATCGACGTATGAAGAAGCGCTCGCGATCTGGAAGACACAGAGAATCCCGGTGACACCGGAACCTGAAAAGGTCGAAGTTGTAGAAGCAGAGAAAGAAATTACTAAAGACACACAGTAATGGCAGCAAAAGGAATCGGCAGACTATTCAGTATCGGTATCGCAAAAGAATCGTCACGCGGCACGGCCATCGGTTCGGCTACGTATTGGCTCCCGTTCAGCGACGCATCGATCGAAGAGAAGTTCACGAACGTCACCCAGGATGAGGCATACGGCATCATTGAGGATTCGGTAGGCCAGTTCCGCGTAAAGAACTGGGCGGAAGGCACACTCAAAGTCCCCCTCACGGACCAGAGCTTGCCCCTCCTGCTCTACTCACAGTTTGGTGCAGTTGCAAACGCCACCCACGCGGGAGAAAGCGTCGTCTACGACCACACGATCACGGTGGGCCAATCGGCGCAACACCAATCGCTCACGCTCTTCATTCATGATCCGCTCTCGGGTACGGACTATTCGCACGCGCTCGGGGTCATCCACAAGACCGACTTCGATGCGGAACTCGGCAAGTTCGCCGCGCTCTCGCTCTCAGTCAAAGCACTGAAAGGTGTCTCGCAATCAGCTTTCACCCCGTCCATCCTCTCGGAGAATCGCTTCTTGCCGCAGTACATGACGTTCAAGTACGCGACGGCAATAGCCGGGCTTTCCGGCGCAACGGCGATCCCGTTGAAGTCCATCAAGCTCACGATCGACGAGAGCATCGAGGACGATGAGGTGTTGGGCAGCGTCGCACCGATCGACTTCTTGAACAAGGAGTTCAAGATCGATGGAACGCTTGAGGCGATCTACCAGAACCTCACCGACTTCAAGAATGTCGCGCTCGCAACCCCGAATGTTCCCCAGGCGATGCTCATCGACCTCAAGAACACGGACGTGACGATCGGCAGCGCGGCGAATCCCGAAGTAGCGATCACCCTCAACCAGGTCTACTTTACGGACTACTCACGTCCCATCAAGATCAAAGACCTCGTTTACCAAACGATCAAGTTCAAGGCGACGTACAAGATCGCTGACTCCGCGATGGGAAAGATCGTCGTCACGAACACCGTAGCAAGCTACTAAATCAACTAAATCCTCACCACATGGATTCATCTACAAAAACCATCACTACCCCCAGCGGCGTTCCCATCGAACTCAAGGCATCCCTCTCCGCAGGAGACTTCCTTGACGCGAATGACACGCCGAACGGCGTAGAGATCTCAAAAGTGCAGCTCAGTAAACGCATCATGGACGCAGCCGTTGTTTCCGTAGGCGGCGTCACGACCGACATCCCGACCGCATTACGGGCGCTCTCCCTTCCCGATTACATCTTTTTGGGCCGGGAAGTAGCAAAGCTCGTTGAAGGGGATTTTACGAAGGCGAAGACTCAGTCGATCTAATCTGGCACGAGTTCTTCGCCCTCGGACGAGCTCACCTTCCACCCCGGATGAAAGCGGTCTTACTCTGCGACCGCGAGAAATGGACATGGCAGGAGTACCGTGAGCAACCGCAATGGTTCATCACCTCGCTTCTCACCATGATCCAGAACGAGGCCTAGCAGGCCAATCGGAGGAGCAAGCAAACTTGACGCAAACGACCTTTGGACGCAGAGTTATAGGGTTCAAAGGTCGAAACCCGACATATCAATTACATGGAAACATTTTTAATCCTACTCATATTCGGCGGCGGTCCGCTTGCACTGTTTGCATTCATCATTATCGGAGCGATACATCGCTTACGGCAGCAAAGAAAGATCGTCTCAGCAGCAGAACAATACCTTCACTCTTAGCGCGCAATGGGAGAATCCGAGCTTCAAATCCTCATAACGGCAGTCGATGAAGCATCGGAAACGATGGCCGGAATTAGCGAGTCCGTCAGTGGAATGGCCGAAGAGGTCACTACTGCCACGGATGCTGCTTCCGAAAGCTTCGCCGAGTTCGGTCTCCAGATCAACACGACTACCGGCGAGATAGAGAATGCCCTACTCACTCAGGACCAGTCCTTCGCCCTGGCCGCCGAGATGGTGCAGCAATCCTCGGAGGAGATCATCAACCTCATGGCCGAGGAGGGAGTGTCTGCGGAAGAAGCGGCCGCTACCATCGCCGAAGCGAACGCTGCCATCGAAGCATCAAGCGCAGAAGCGGGCACCGCCTCAGCGGGCGCATACGCCGGACTTGCCGCTGTCGCTGGGATAGCGTTCCTTGGTATCAAGAATGCCATAGGCGACGCAGTATCGTCCGCCGTGGAATGGGACAAGACTTCCGCCGTAATCGCGAAAACCCTGAAGGACACTGGCTCTTCAATTCCGCTTTCAGAGATACAGGCATACGCGCAGCAGGTCCAGGCAACCACGCTCTTCACCCAACAAGAAGTTCTTCAATCCGAAGAATTGATATTGACCCACAAAGACCTTCAAGGCTCATTCCAGCAAGTGACCGGCCTCGCCGCGGACCTTGCAACGAAGATGGGCACCGACCTTCCTTCCGCTACGAAGATCTTGACGAATGCGCTGTCCGACCCCGTGGCCGGAATCAACCAGCTCATCCGCCAGGGCAACGTGGACTTCCCCGCCGCGACCGTGACAATGATTCAGAATCTTGCAAAGGTGGGCGACACCGCAGGAGCCGACGCCGTAATCCTAGAAGCCTTGAATACCTCCATTGGCGGGGTAGCTACTTCAGCCGCAGGGGCGCCCGGCGCGGCGCTCACGCAGTTGACCAATCAATTGACCGCATTGGGGACAGTGATTGGAAAGGATCTCCTGCCGCTCCTCGATACTATAGCGACAGATCTTGAGCCGATCATCCAAGATGTCAGTGCGTGGGCCGCAGCACATCCAAAGCTCACCGATGCCATCGTCCTTGGGTCCGTAGCGCTCGCCGGCTTGCTACTTCTCGTTGGGCTCATCGGCGTTGCCATTATTACCGTCACTCCCGTCGTTGAAGCGATCGGCGTAGTCATTGCCGCGCTCACGTCTCCCATCGGCCTCGTTGTAATCGCTATCGTTGCGCTCGCCGCCGCCGTTTATTTCAACTGGAACACGATCAGAAACGACACGGAGACCGTCTGGACAGACATCAGCAACTTTATCGGCACCATTTGGAACGTGATTCAAAACACGGTAAAAACTGGAGTCGATTACGTCATATCCGCCATCAATGCGTTCATCAACGCGCTTGACGCGATCCACATTTCAATTCCGTCCATCGCCATCCCCGGGACGAAACTTGCCACCCCATCGATCAACCTCGGTTTTAGCATCCCCGACATCCCGATGCTTGCCGAGGGAGGATTCGTGTCACAGCCGACGCTCGCCATCATCGGCGAATCCGGCCCCGAGGCCGTCATTCCGCTTTCGCGGATGGGCGCAGGCACCGCAGGCGGAAACCAGCAACAGATCGTCGTAAACATCAACGGCGGCATATTTCCCGCAGACCAGAGCGCCATCAAACAGATCGGCGACATGCTGGCGAAGAGCATCATTCAGCAAATAAGAGTAAAGAATTACGCAAGCTAACCATGGCTTCGAACGTCCGCATTTTTGACAACAGCACGGACATAACGAAATCGGTGGATTGGAAATCCATCGACATGATCTCGGTGCTCACAAAGGAGACCGGCACGCTCACGTTCAACGTGCGCCAGGGCGTCGGGCAGACCTATCCGGCAAAGACGATACCGCAGATCGGCGACACAATCGAGCTCTACGACTCGACCGGCATCATTTTTGGCGGCACCGTCACCGAACTCGAACCCATCATCAGCGGCCTCATGCTCACGTGGCAGGTGACCTGTACCGACTGGGGCTATTTGCTCGACGGAACCCTTGTGAAGAAGAACTACACGATGCTCGACCCGCACGACATCGCCGTGGACATCATCACCACCTTCTGCGCCGGGAAGGGGTTCACCACAACCCACGTCCAGACGGGAAACTTCCTCATCCCTTCCGTCAAGTTCAATTACCAGCAACCGAGCAAGGCGCTCCAATCGCTCGCGAAGCTCATCGGGTGGGATTGGTTTATCGATCCGAACAAAGATCTCCACTTCTTTTTGGGCGACGTGGATGACGGGTCGGGCGGAGGGGCAATAGGGGACGGAGGTGTTGCGCCGATCAGCGTAGACGCGACGAGCGGCCAGATCGAATGGAACTCCCTCGACGTTGACCTTCAGATCACGAACATGCAGAACAGCGTGTACGTGATCGGGGGAACCTACATCAAGACATTCACGGCCACCACGACGCCGGACGTGTTCCCGACAGACGGCACACGCCAGTTCTTTACCTGCTCATATCCCTATTTCAACAGCACGACGACCAACCCGTATGAAGCTCCTATTCAGGTGACGTTGGACGGCGTAGCCCAGACGGTGGGCACAGCGAACACAACCGACCCCGGCACCGTGCAGGTGCTCTATAACGACCAGCAAAAGTGGGTCCAGTTCACGGGCGGCGCGCCGGCATCCGGCCACACGGTAAAGGTGTTCGGCGGGGCGAAAGTCCCCATCGTCGCCCATGCCCAGGACTCCGCAAGCATCGCAACCTATGGCGAACGGCAAGCCGCAATCGCTGACAGCAAGATATTTAGCGTTCCGGAAGCACAAGCCCGCGCACAGGCGCAGATCCTCCAATTCGGCCACCCCGTCTACGACGTGAAGTTCAACACGCTCGTTCCCGGATGCGCCATCGGCCAGGTCATTCCCGTCAATCTTCCGGCGTTCGGCATCAATAAGAGCCTCGTCATCAAGCGCGTGGAAGCGGTGGGCTATACACCGGGAGACGACACCCTTGGCATCGACGGAAAGCTGCAATACCAGATCGAGTGTATCGGCTCCGACAACGTGACGTTCACCGATCTCATGACGACGATCCTGCAGCAGGAAGCGAATCAAACGACGGTGGACGATTCAACCGTCCTTGAGGACATCGTTTCCGTAGCCGAAGCTATTCCCCTTGCCGATACCGTCATCGTCACGTCGCATAGCGAACCGTATCTGTGGGGTCCGACCGGTGGGAATGAGATCGTGTGGAGCTTCTTTACGTGGGACTAGCGGGCTATTCACATTGAAAAGAACAGTCAAACTGCTACCGTTAGAACAAAGGAGATGAACAAACTCACAGAACGAACTGGCATCCGAGGGACCGTCATTGTCCGCGCTCATCCCGCTGGTACGATTGACGCCTATAGCGAGCTCATAAAGCATGGGAAGATTCCCGAGGCACAGGCTCTCATCGCGGCAGGCGAAGTACGAGTCGTTCAACGGAATCTCGTGGTGGATTCGCTGAACTACGGCATCGACATCCTCGTCCAATACCTCTTGTCCGCGTACAACGGCTTATTCTCGTTTCCGCTCGGCGTCGCGTATGGCGAGATCGGTACGGGTTCCACCACCCCACAATCGACCGACACTGCCCTCCAGACTCCGACAAACCGAATCCCGATAACCTACGGCGCTGATAGCGGATTCAATACGGCCATCACACAGTTCTTTTTTCCCGACTCAGTGCTCGCCAATACGACGTACACCGAGTTCGGCACGTTCATCGGCGGGTCGAACACCATCGGCTCGGGCAACATGTTCAACCACGCGCTCTTTTCAAGCCCGTACTCAAAGTCGGCGGGAACTGACACCACCGTGGAGGTGGACTTCCAATTCACCTAATCCATGAAATCCACAAGTGTCTCAGCGGGACAGGGGGGGCCAGCATCCCAGTACAACACGCTCCGCGATGATGCGCGTGGAGGGGCTTCCTTTCTGGCCCATCAGCAGCTAGGGGCGCTCGCACTCCCGACAAATCCTTCGAACGGCCAAACGTGGACCCTCACCGTCAATGGCAGCGCCGTATCAGGAGCGTTCGTCACCGCGATAGGCTCGACCCCAGGCAACGTCCTCATCGGGGCTTCAGCCGCAGCGACCGCAGCAAGTCTTCTCGCCCTGTTTCAGAACCCACAAGCGACCACAACAAACGGCATTGCTCTGTCGGGTACAAACCGCGTGCTCGTGGGATATTGCGGCTATGCCCTGAATGGCACGACGATCACCATCTTTTCTCTCAATACCGGGTTGAGTGTGCCCTTGTCCTCATTCACGGCAAGCACCACGGCGACCGGAGGCTCTTGGACCGCGAACACGATGAA